CGATGATACTCCAGAGTTTAATCACGCTATCTTGAAGTTTGGTACAGATTCAAATACCCGGCTACTTGCAGGTAAAACAGAGACTGGTTTTCAAGATGGACCTGCTAATCAGGCTACATTTAATAAGCCTACGGATGTTGTATCCTATCGTGGAACCCTCTACATACTTGACGTAAACAATAATGCGATTCGTAAAGTGGACGCTCAAGGAAACGTAACTACATTTGCGAGTGCAACTGAAGGACGTGGATTTAAAGCACCTTTAAGTCGTATGGAATGTTTTACGATTGATTCAACTGGAACGATTTATGTAGCAGAACGTGGTGAGGAAGGTGGTGACGTAGTTCGAATTACAAGTGCAGGACAAGTCACTGAATTTAAAAGTCTACTTACATACTTTACATACTCAATTACAGTTGACGATTCTGGAATTCTATATACAACTACACCTGGAAAACACTGTATCTACAGAGCAAAACTTGGAGTTGATGAGAGTGCTACAGTCTTTGTAGGCAATGAGCAACAAAGTGGATATGTAGATGGTAGAATCCAAGCGCGTTTTAATCAACCCTGGGGACTTGTAATTGGTACAGATGGAAATATCTATGTTGCTGATTTTGACAATCATCGTATTCGTAAGGTTACTCCTCAAGGTGTAGTGACTACATTAGCAGGTAATGGAGACGCAACAAGAAGGGACGGTATACGTAATGCATCATCGTTTTACTATCCAATCTATTTAGCATTTCATCCCCGCGATATGATTCTTTATGTAGTAGAGGGTGACGATGACGATATTGCAATTCGTTCTGTAGATGCAGATACAGGTGGTGTTGCAACTATCTATTCAAACTATTCAAATGAAGAAGCTCTGGCTCCTTCAGGTCTTCCAGCATTTCTCATACCTTCAGACGCTCCTCCTTCAAAAGACATTGAAGCCGGATCAGGTGATGTCATTTCATCGGATGATATTGAAGAAGGTTCGGTTGTAGGACAGATTGTAGGTGAAGGAGGAACCATTGCAAAATCTCAGTATTACTTCCCTGCTTCATTGAAAAACTTATGGAATCAAGGACCATCAAAGTTTACAGATCCATATACCCGAAAAACCATTGTAGATGTAAAGTGGTATAAAGCTCACTTAGTTCCTCAAGGAACATTAGGTGGTCGTAAAAAGACACGAAAGTCCAAGAAGTCAAAACGTAAGACATTCCGTAAGAAGAGAAAATCGTTACTTGTTTAAGCAGTAGAATACGTAATACCTTGCATACGGATCAGGATCCTTTGGATCATCTTTACCTACAATATAATAATGAGTGCGCATGAGGTGCTTCTGCAGAATACGGTAAGCATCAACCCGAGAAAGTACATAATCATCCTCCTCTCCGAAAATTGTTGACCAATCTCGCAGAGGCCAATCAAACGCTTCAAGGTTATCAATATCTAGAATGGGGCGAGGTGTCATCTCCTCCTCCATTATGTTTGTTGCGTGAAATCTGTTTTAGAGACTGGACTCTGAATACTCTTATGGAGCAGTTCTATGAGCGATTTAGGCAATATGATCGGAATGTCAAGGTGCAAAAATTAGAGCAGATTGTTCACTTGTTTCGGTCCAATCAAGCGCACCAGCATGCAGACGCATTCTATGATTTGAAAAATTGTTATCCTTCGTTTCCTCTTTTCAAGAACGATGAGGAGTTTAGGGTGTATTTAGCTTGGTTACGTATTTATGATTTACCGCCCCATCCGGTGATGGCTCATGTTCTCACTCAAATTTGAGATTTGCGATGATCGCCGGATACAGCGTTGCATACTCAGATGCCCACTTCGGGACCCGCTTGAACGGCTTGACATTCTTATACTCGTAGACGACCTTGTCATCCATCTCCTTGGTCCGAGCCTGACGCACCGGCTCCTTCACCTCGGGACCGATGCGCATCCCGCTCTTCCACGCACAGAACTCATCGGTTCCCATGCGAGCCAGAACCTGCATTGTGCGCATGGTCCAGCCCATGGATCCTCCCGAGTGCCCGTCATACTTGATGTTTGAGTAGATAGCCTTGAGCTCAGGTCCATCTCCCCACATATATCCTCCCTCGCCCGGATCGGTCTTCATGAACTCCCACATCTGTGCCTTCTCGATGGCGTTCTCTGCATCCTGCAGCATCTCGTTCTCGTGCTCCGTGAATCCGATAGAAACGTAGTTGAGAGGCATTTTGATCACAGGTAATGTAAAAATTGTTTGTTAGATCAAATCCATTTTGGACGCCTAGAAGCCGTAGCGCATCTGCACATCGAGCTTGCGCAGATCAGCCTCATCCCAGTCCTCCAACGGATTCTCGCGTTCATCCTCGAGGCACCCGCCGGGTCCCATATGCCCCTGCTGGTTTAGGACGTCATCGCGACACCCCCAGCACCTCAGCTCGCGAAGGCGCTTCTCCTTGGTCATCCACAGCAGGCGCCAGTCGTCCACCTGCCGAGAAGTCATTCCGCCGGAATACAGCTCCACCTTCTCCTTGATCTTCGCGATCTGCTCCTCCAGCTCCTGGATTTCGAGCCACTCCGCCTCCTGCTTGGTGAGCATCGGAGGCAGGTCCTCACAGTCACGACAGAGCGACTGACTGCGCCAGTACTTGTTCTTGAACTCACGCTTGCAGTTGGTGCAGTCGTAAGTGTTCCCGTCATACGGACCCTCGTTGGTGTATCCGTAGTACAGCTCGCATGACTTGCACATCGGCGAGTGGTGGCACTCACAGTTGTGGCGATCCTTCCACTCGAACCGAACCGGCTGATACTGCGGGCACGCAGGATCGTCCTGATCGTTGCAGACGAGGATCCCCCGATCGAACTCTCCAGAGCACACATGCTCAACCGGCGAACACGGAGGAGCCTCATCGGTTCCGAACCGATCCACCCAGCAGTGAGAGCAATATCCATTTGCTCCCACATACATGTCCATCCCGCATCCGGGACACTCACTCGTCTCATATGAGACCGAGTCGTCTAGTCCCCCCACCAGGGGGTTGTGCTCTAGACAGCACGGGGCTCCGTAGGTTGCAACCTTCTTGTCGCACGTGGCATCAATACAGTAGTAGGTGATCTTGTTCATGGTAGAAGTCATTTTAGTAGTAGTTGTAGTAGCGCCCCCAACATCCATTTCCTGGGGCTGATCAAATCCATTTTGGACGATACTCAGATGGTAAATACCTATGTAAATGTCTTTGATAACAATTTATACCACAATCCCACATACAGTAATGTTTATCTTTATTACAACATATCCAAAACTCTTGATTATGTCTTTCTGAATCTAATGGATTTGGATACTTATCCAAATTCTTAAATACTAATGGATCTGGTAAGCTTGCAATATAAGAACTTCTTGCCCACCAAAAATTTCCAGAATAATGTAATGTTGGTTCGTCTCTTAGATCAACACCGATTGTATCATATTTCAATAACTTTTCTAACACATCTTCATGACGTTCTATAAGAAAATATAACATGTAATGAATCCAATCTTCAACACATAAATTCGTCTCTTTACCAACATTTTTTGTATGAATGTATAAAACGTTTGAATTTTCATTACTACAACAGAAATCATATAACATTTTTTGAGTAGGAATCTCAAATGTTTCTAGGTCTTTACTAACACTGTGAATTCTTATTTTTTGTAAAATATCTTCGTCATACTTCAAATTAGGTATATTAGAATCTCCAACAAAACACAGATTAATAACTGATACTTTTTCTAATAAACCAGATGATTTAATTAGTAAAAGATAAGTTGTTATTCTTTCATACCATCCTGGTAACAATGCAATGTGAATAAAAATGATATTAGACATATCTATATATTGAAATACTTCGTATCGCTCTTAAACGTTTGTGATCATTGGGACTTTTTGGTTTACTTGCCACCCATCTTGCCCTTGAGCGCCTTCCAGGCAAACGTGGAGACCAACGCGAACACAACGGCGTGCGTAAGGTTGACCGTCATTGTCGAGCCACCCGGCGGGAGGCGGAGGAGGACACCGGGGATCAAGAAGTAGAACAGCGCAACAAGGAAGAGAAACTTGACGTACATTTGTTTACTTTTAGATAGGAAAATTTACGACTTGAACACATACCTATGCATTGCCACGTGAGCAGCGGCGAAAACAACCGCATGGGTGGCGGCGACGACCATCGGCGACCCACCCGGGGGGAGGCTGAGGAGGACGCCCGGAGTCAGAACAAAGAACAGCAGTGCAGTAGCAAGAAAGTAGGAGTACATTTATGAGAACCCCGGAAAATTTAAGCAGGAGGGTGCGTTCCAAGAAAGTCATGGAAGACGTGCTTCAGTTTATCATCCAGCGTATCCAGGAACACAAAGACCGCATACACAAAAATCATCTGTCCTCCAAACGACTCCAGGTATCCCTCCAGGGCGGTGGAGATGGGCAAGACAGGAATAAACGAATGGACTATGTATGTTGTCCAGAATGCAAGGATCACGATGATAGAGATCTCAGCCGAGACGTCCAAGAGTTGGTAGAGATTGGACTGCTTCTCCCATTCAGGTCCATACTCGGGGAATACGCGCCACAAGCACCACGACAGGAGACCTCCGAGGAAGACGTAGAAGATCGCAATAAACACAAGATTTACTGTGACATTGAAGATATGACCCTTGACCGGCGGGATCGTGTTCAGCCCCGCGTTCTTCATTATTTACACGGAAGATTAGAGTATACATCATATGACTGTCACCAGCACCTTTGTCCCTATCGTATCTAATGCACCTACCGTTCTCCGCACCTGGGGCAAGCATCTCATCCTTGACGCCGGTGGTTGCTCTCCTAAGATGATTGGATGTCCAAATGTTATTACAAACTTTGCAAAGACCCTCGTGAAGCGCATTGACATGGTTGCCTACGGACAGCCTCAGGTTGTCATGTTTGGAACGGGCAACAAGAAGGGCTATACTCTTATTCAGCTGATTGAGACCTCTAACATTGCTGCTCATTTTGTGGAAGAGAACAATTCCATGTATTTGGATGTGTTCTCCTGCAAGAATTTTGACCCCGATGTGGTCAAGGAGGCCGTGCATGAGTTCTTTGATGCTAGGAAGTTTAGGACGAAGGTGATGTTGCGTCAGGCTCCTACGGCCAACTATCCAATGGTCCATGAGGCGATTGTTGTTCGCGACCAGGAGCTTCGCTAAAAATCCATCAGACACTGACCCGTTGTCGTGCGTGTTCCGTCGGGACACTTTGTAGCTTTAGGCGTTGCAGAGGGCATACTGAAATGTTCAGGAATGACGCGCTGGAGGACCCAGAACGCAAGGGCAAATCCAAGGAAATACAAGAGCCATTTGGAAGCGCGAGTCATTTATCTTAGAAGTAGGTTTTCTTCACCCAGTCGCGGTCGGTCTTGAACGTCTTTGCCCGGGAAGGAGACGTGGTCTTGTTCAACACAGCAATGGCATTCAACTTTCGCAGGGTCGACAGACGACCATACGCACCTACGGCTTGTGCAATAGCAGCGTGACGCTGACTTGCAGAATCCGTTGCAGAGTATCCCTTTGAGGTCAGATCGCCCTTCTTAAGAGGACCGATCACACCAGACGAACCACGATCCTTTACACAGCTTGCTTTGACGCGATAGGTGGTTCCGCGCTTCAGGAGACGACCGATGAGCGTCTTCTTTTTACGTGTGGCAGTGTATCCTTCACGGCGGACCTTGCCGGGAGGACATCCGGCTCCACCAAAATAATCCTCTCCTCCGGGTCCCGTGGGTGTTCCTCCTCGGAGAAGACTGGCTGACTTTATATCGTCCTCGTGCATTAATAACTCTCACTATTTTTCCGATTTGGGCAGGTTGAACATCCTTGTTTGGGGGCTGGTTGTGTCTTCCAGATATACATGAAAAATATGACTAATGCAATGAGAACAACACCGAGTATCATCATTTACTTACTTCGACAGAATCGCTTCAGCACAGTCGGAACACATGAACTCTCCTACTGAGTCATAGACCGTCTTATACATAAAGTACTTGTAGTCTAGACTCTTACAGAATACGCACTCATGCTTCTCCTTCTCAATTTCAAAGATCTTGCAGGTGTAGCGCATTCCATAGTAGCACTCGGGACAGACTGAAGAATGACAGGTGCGACAGCCGGCAGTCTTTTTGACTCCATAGGACGCGTGGCTGAGAAGCTGAGTATCGCAGATTGGGCAGGACATTTTAACCACCTTCCCTTTCTTGATGCCAAACCAAATCCATTTTAGGTTTAAAACGGACGTGTTTAAATATAGAAAATACACCTCACCATGGGGATTCCATACTACGTCGCTTCGCTCTTGAAGACTCATAAGCATATCCAGCAAGAGGTCGGAAACACAGCTCTTGAGTGTGATGTGCTGGGTCTTGACTTCAATGCATTCATCCATACCTATCTGAAACCTGAGAACCCCATTGGAAGTATCGTAATCGCATTACGGAACTTCTTACGGGATGTTGTTCATGCGAAGAAGATCCTGATTGCGTGTGATGGGTTGGTTCCATACGCGAAGATTGTCCAACAGCGGTATCGTCGCATGAAGCACCCCGAACCGTCCTTGTTTGATAAGAATCAGATCTCTCCAGGAACGCCGTTCATGATGGAGTTAGAAGATACCTTGCGTTTCTGCTTTCCAGAGTGTATCCTGTCGGGAACCGATGAACGAGGTGAAGGAGAGCACAAGATCTTCACGTGGTTGCGGACTCTTCCCGAAGAGGAACGGCGAAACATCCTGATCTACGGAATGGATGCAGATCTAGTTCTCATTTCGGTGGCACAGTCGCATCTTGGTCCGATCAAGCTGGTTCGTGAAAATAAAGATTCAGGATATTCGACCTTTGACGTATCAGCACTTCGCCGTGTCTTGCCTCTTGAGCCCGATTTATGGGTTCAGATGTGCGTCATGTGCTTCGGAAATGACTTTATGCCGACCATTGCAATGTTCTCACTGCGAGAAGATGGATACAACCGGGCGGCTCACTATATGAAAAAGAAGGATCTCACGGCAGCGGCAACCGATGAGAAGGCAGTTTTGATGAAACGCGCCAAGGATACAGATCGGCATATTCTTGCTCGCGACGGTCATGCGTTGGAGGCCCGTATGGGTCTTCATCTCATGGACGGTGTGATTGACTGGAACAAGGTGGTGTTTGCATTTTGGAAGACCTATGCGTGGACTCTTCACTACTTCAAGACGTCGGAGGTGCTTGACTGGTGTTGGCATTATCCCTATGCAGAGGCTCCTCTGATGGAGGCATTGAACGACTTTGATGTCTCGTATATATTTGAGTGGGAGAACTCAGAGCCACCGTTTGGAATCAAAGAGCAACTGGATTTCATTCTTCCGCGTCGTGGAGTCTTTGAGGATGAAATGTATGAAGAGGGTCCCGATTCACGTCATGCTTGGATGAAATGCTATACATGGGAGACAGATCCGCTGATTTCACTGCCTTGGAATCCATCTAGCCTGCCTACACAAATCTCTTACCTTCGAATCTGAAACCGACCTCCACTGAGACCCATGCGTGGAGCATTTCGAGTATCAACGCGTATAGGAGATGGAGGTTCACTGTTTACAGTTTCGAATGCCTGGCCTGGTAGAACAACTACGTCTTCAGCAATATCGGTTTCAAAGTTATTTTCACGTTTCTGAGTGTATTCAATTTCAATTTTTGACATTTCGTTGATCTTCTTAAGAGCCGTAAGTCCAGAAGCATCTTGCATGGTCCGCCAGAAACGCCGAATGTGATTTAGATATGCAGCACGATAGTCTTTAGCCGGCCGGGTTTTTACGTTGTTTCGTAAAGTTTCAAAACAAGCTGTAACGGTTGCGTGAATTGGTTTATTCAGTCTCCGATTCACAGAGTTATGAACTCGAAATGTGAACAGTAAGAACTCTCGCCTTGACGTAAGCATCTGAGGGTAAGAGCGTCGGTATCCAGCAAGTGCTGTTCCGAAGTGCTCCCTACAACTTGGGCATGTTATGGTCGACTGAAACATGTCGAGCCATGTCTGTGTCAGGGTAATTTCAGATATCGTAGGCGAGTCTGGATAGCATGAAGCAACCGAGTGGAGAGCCATCCACCCCAAAGGTCCCCATATGGACGTCATTACTCTACTTCGCGACAATCATACCGGCCTCCATACCGCCTTCAAGAATCTCCCTTGCAAGCTGAGGTGGCGTTTTTGGATTCACGGCGATTCCAGAACCCTTAAGCTGTTCACGAACCTTGGAGTCGCTCATACTCTGCACGGTCTGCTTAATTGTCTTGCGTCGTGCTTTGGCTCCCTTATCGGTGAGGATCCGAAGGGTTCCTTTACGAACCGGTGGAGGCTTGGCGGGATCTCTGACACCCACGATCGGCTCATTTCCGCCCCGCTTCCTAGTTCCCTTCATGACCCCGCGCGGGAAGGTTTTCATGGACTTGTGGCGACCCGCCTTTGGCACTGGATCCACATGATCTACTTTCTGGATCTTGACACCAGACATTACACTTATTCAAAACGGATAGATATATTTACAGCGAAGAGATACCCATATGAATACCATGTCATCTGAATGGGAAGCAGTTCGTTCGTATTTTGCAAATGGTGTGCGTCGGATGGTGGATCATCAGGTCGACTCCTATGAGGACTTCATTCGCCACAAGATTCCTCTGATCATCCAGTCGACACCTCCGATCACAGTTTGGCACGAGCAAGATGAGACCATTAAGAAGTATAAGTATGAGTTCAAGTTATCGTTTGAGAATATTAGCTACATCAAGCCTCGCATCCAGGAGGCAACGGGTCGCGTGAAGCCCATGCTCCCTATGGAGGCACGCATCCGCAACTTCACCTACGCGGCACAGATGTACGTGGACATCCGCTTCATTGCCAGGACGTATAAGGGACCGTTGTTGGACACCTTTGACGAGGAGTCCCGGGTGTTTGAGGGCATCAGTCTGGGTAAGCTTCCCGTTATGTTGGGATCCAGCCTCTGTCTGCTCAAGGACTACCCGATGAGTCTAGAGGAGTATGGTGAGTGTGCTCACGATCCTCTGGGCTATTTCATCATCCACGGATCCGAGCGCACAATCCTGTGTCAGGAGAAGGTGGCGGACAACCGCATCATGATCTTCCAGAACAAGAAGTCGGCATCCAAACACACTCACTCTGTGGAGATCAAGTCTCTTCACGAGTCCTTCACGATGCCTCCCAAGAAGCTGGAGATCCGTCTGAGCTCCAAGTTCAATGGCTACGGCAACCCGCTGACAGCCTGCGTTCCCCGGTTCCGCGAGGATATTCCGGTCGTTGTATATTTCCGCGCATTGGGTGTCCTGACCGACAAGGAGATCACCAAGATCATCTGGGGTTCTGTAGATGATCTCCACGCCGAGTTGCTATCTGCTTCATTCCGTGATGCATCGGAGCTCGGAATCTTCACTCAGCAGGAGGCGATTCAGTATCTGACGAGCCACTTGCAGTATGGCACGAACCAGGAGGACAAGTGCGCCTATGTTCGCCAGCTCTTGAACTCCGAGCTCCTGCCTCACGTTCGGTTTGCAGGTGAGCTCACGACCACTCCGATTCACAATGCTCGCAAGACCATGTTGATGGGAACCATGATTCGCCGGCTCTTGCTAACCTATTGCAAGCAGATCCCTTTGGATGACCGTGATGCGTATCCGAACAAGCGCGTGGTGACGACGGGTGCCTTGCTGACCCATCTGTTCCGTCAGCTCTTTCAGAAGGTCTGCAACGACACTCGCAATGAGTTTGTGCAGGAGGTCAACAATGACTCCTGGAAGCGTGGCGAGGCTCCCCGTCCGATGGAGATCTTGAACGTGAACAACCTCTACAAGATTCTGAAGCTCTCGGCGATTGAGGGCAAGCTCAAGCAGGCTCTGGCTACGGGCAACTTTACCGTCCAGGGGCTTGGTTCGGTTGCCTCAATGTCTAATGCTACGAAGGTGGGTGTTTCACAGGTGCTCGGTCGTATGTCCTATGCAGCGACACTCAGCCATCTGCGTCGTATCCAGACACCGGTTGAGAAGTCAGGCAAGTTGCTTGCACCTCGTAAGCTTCACGGCACCTCCTGGGGATTCATGTGTCCTGTGGAGACGCCAGAGGGTCATTCAGTCGGTATCGTGAAGAACATGAGTCTGCTGACCTCAATCTCTCAACACGTGCCGTCTAGCACAGTCCTGCACTTCCTTCAGGATGACAAGCGGATCGTCTGGATTGACACGCCCCGAGTCTATACCGGGACATCCATTACAGTGAATGGTGTGATCGTGGGCTACACGAACAGCCCGCATGAACTGGTGATGGCCTTAAAGTCAGCCAAGCAGGTGCGCCGAATCCACCCGCACATCTCGGTTGCGTGGTATACCCTGATGAACAACCTGTCCATTGAGACGGATGGTGGGCGTTGCGTGCGCCCCGTGTTCCGCAAGGGTGCTCCTCCACCCGCCGATCGGTCTAGTTGGAATGAGTGGTGCAAGTCGTGCGTGGACTACATTGACTCCTCAGAGACCGAGACGCTCAGGATTGCCATGAGCAAGGAGGAGATGACCGATACGCACACTCACTACGAGATCCACCCGTCTCTGATTGTCGGACACATGGCTTCGACGATTCCACTGTCGGACCATAATCAGTCTCCTCGTAATACCTATCAGTCAGCCATGGGTAAGCAGGCTATGTGCGTCTACGCTGGCAACTTTGCAAAGCGCTTGGATAAGAACGCATATGTCCTCTGCTCCATCGCTCGCCCGATTGTGGAGACCCGCGCCATGAACATTCTGAAGATGCACGAGATGCCGTTTGGGATGAATGCGATTGTAGCCATTGCCTGCTACGGCGGATACAACCAGGAGGACTCTGTCATCCTGAACAAGTCAGCAGTCAAGCGTGGCTTCTTCCGCGGTCTATATTACGGCATGTATAAGGATGAAGAGCATCGCAACGTCACCTCCGGTCGCGAGGAGAAGTTCATGAAGCCTCAGAAGCACAACACGCGCAAGTACAAGAACACCTCCTACGAGGCAGTGTCGGAGGCGGGTCTTCCGATCATCAACTCGGTCCTCCAGGAGAATGATGTGGTCATTGGCAAGGTCGTGAATCTTCGCAATGACGCTGCTGGGTATACGTTCCGCGATGCATCCACCACTCACAAGAACTCTGAGCCCTGTCGTATTGACGGTGTGTGGCAGGATAAGAACTCGGATGGATATCCCTTCATCAAGGTCCGCACTGTCTCTGAGCGTATTCCCCAGATTGGTGATAAGGTCTCTTCTCGTCACGGTCAGAAGGGAACCATTGGAATGCTGATGGAGGAGGAAGACATGCCCTTCACTGCATCAGGTCTGCGTCCGGATATCATCATGAACCCTCACGCAGTTCCTTCGCGTATGACGATTGCTCAGCTGATGGAGAACATCTTCGGCAAGATTGGTGTTCGTAAGGGCACTCTGGGTGACGGAACGCCGTATTCTCACCTCAAGGTGGAGGACCTGAAGAAGCACATGGTGGACATGGGAATGCATCCCTATGGCAATGAGATCCTCTATAACGGGCAGACCGGTGAGATGATGCAGGCTGAGATCTTCATGGGTCCTACCTTCTACCAGCGCCTCAAGCACATGGTGATTGACAAGAAGCATTCCCGTGCTCGTGGTCCGATTGTGTCGCTGACTCGTCAGCCGTGCGAGGGCAGGTCTCGCGATGGTGGTCTGCGTGTTGGAGAGATGGAGCGCGACTGTATGATTTCACACGGCATCTCGGTGTTTACCAAGGAGCGTCTGATGGATGTTTCCGACCCGTTCAAGACGGGTATTTGCAAGACCTGTGGCACTCTTGCCGTGGTCAATCCGGTGGAGGGAATCTACTCGTGCGGTGCATGTGGCAACAAGACTGACTTTGTCATGAAGACATTACCGTATGCAATGAAGCTCTGGATGCAGGAGCTTGAGGCGATGCACATTACGCCTAGGATGCTATTGGAGTAGGATCATCAGTGTTAACCATTGTATTCAAACTTTCGGTAGAGGGTGATTTTGACATTCCCATCTTACGCTGAATAGCATTCTTCCTACAGAGATATCCAAACCACCCTGCAACAACTACAAATGCGAGAAATGCTCCAACAGCAATAGGCTCCATTTTTACATTCTTGCGTTCATCCTGAAAGTTTGTCTCAGCCTTAAAACAAAATGAACACTGTCTCTCCCGCCGGAAACTCCTCTGCTCCCGCTATGTCTGCCGGTCGCCGTGGCACCCGCAAGGGTCCTTCCGCCAAGGCCCTCAAGCGCGTCCTCAAGTCCCACGGCCTCAAGTCGTCGGGCAAGAAGGCCACGCTCCGTGCCCGCGCGAAGAAGGCGCACCTGCTCTCTAAGGCTTAACTTCTCTACACTACACAATGAACGGAGCAGAAAAAGACGATGAGATCGTAGCCCTCTGCCATTGCAAGGCAATGAAGAAGCTTTTCCTGATTGATACCTCAACCGGAAATGCAGTTCGTGAACTTGGTGAAGGAACCAAGTATGTTGATCCGTCTCCTACCTGCGATCCCTCTGAAAATTGGGAGAATGCCGGAGAGAACAAGCAAATTATTTTTGGGTTTAGTTGCCCAACCAGACAAGACATGATTAACTGGTCAGGCGCCTACAACATGATGGAAGAAGTCCTTGAATTGGCGGCAGGCAAAACAGGGTGGTCAAGCCCAGGGAACCGCACCGCGCGTAAAGGAGTGCCTGTCCTTCGCGTAGGTGGAAAGGTGATTTTTCCTACCTATTCCCTCGATAAGGAGAAGCTTAGCTTAAATAATATTAAACAATTTGGAACCGGGGAGTTGGTGATGACTCCATTTGACCCGGCAAACCCGGGCGCAAGGAGAGGATTGAATCCTGTACCCAATACGACTTGGACGGTTGAGTTTGATGAGAATCCGCGTTTCGTTCTTGTCACGGAATCAATGGCTCCCGATGGTAAGCTGAAAGCAGATTCGGCAGCGCTGAAGTATTTCCCCCAGTTCCCGGTGATCGTCTTTACCTACCACGGACCCAAGGCTGCCGGGCGTCGGCGTCGCACTCGCAAGGGGCGAGGTGGTAATATACCCCCCGCAACGAGTGCATATGACCTTGAACAGCGGAAGTTACACCTTAAACCCATTGAGAAGGGTGCACGTCGCCGGACGCGTCGTCGTATGCGTCGCCCTAGCCTGTAAATAATTTTTCTCGCTCTTATTCAAACAATCAATATGGGTGGTGGTCTTCTTCAGCTCGTCAGCTATGGTGCGCAGGATATCTACATCTCGGGCAACCCCCAGATCACGTTCTGGAAGGTTCTCTACAAGCGTCATACAAACTTCGCGATGGAGTCCATTGAGGTGACGTTCAACGGCCAGGCCGACTTCAACAAGCGCGTGACGGCCGTGATCAACCGTAACGCGGACCTGATGTACCGCACGTATGTGCAGGTGGTTCTCCCGGCGGTTGACTTCGCGTCGGTGAGCACAATCAACCGCTTCCGCTGGCTCAACTACATCGGTCACCGTCTCATCAAGACGGTTGAGCTCGAGATCGGTGGTCAGCGCATTGACCGCCAGTATGGTGACTGGATGCAGATCTGGACCCAGCTGTCCCAGGATGTGGGTACCACGGAGGCGCTCAACGACATGATCGGTAACACCCACGACCTCGTCCTGATGAAGGATCGTCGTGGCTATGCCCTTGATGCGTCTTGCGCGGGTGCCGAGCTCACAAACACCTGCGCCCCCCGCGCAGGAACCCCGGCGCGCACGCTCTACATCCCGCTCCAGTTCTGGTTCTGCCGCAACCCGGGTCTTGCGATCCCGCTCATCGCGCTCCAGTACCACGAGGTGCGCATCAACGTGGAGTTTGAGCAGTGGATCAACTGCACCTACTACGAGCTGATGACTGCCGCATCGGCGGTGCCCACAAGCATCCAGTCGCTCACAGCCGCCTCGCTCTACATCGACTACATCTACCTCGACACGGAGGAGCGTCGCCGGTTCGCCCAGCAGACTCACGAGTATCTGATTGAGCAGCTCCAGTTCACAGGTGCCGAGTCGATCACGAGCTCGTCCAACAAGATCCAGCTCAACTTCAACCACCCGGTGAAGGAGCTCGTGTGGGTCGTCCAGCGCGACTCGTTCGTGGACTGCACCCCTAACCAGGTGTTCATCCAGGAGGTCAACGGATGCCAGCCGTTCAACTACACAGATGACTTCAGCACGGAGGGCATCGTGATGGACGTCCTCGCCCGTGGCTCTCTGGGCGGTGTTGGAGCTGCGACAACTCCTACAACGGCCGGCGATGGCCCCTCTGGACCTTACCTCCCGGGTCTTGGTATCCAGACTGGTCCCTCGCTCAACGGCGCGTCTTGGCTCGACACCAACCTTGGTACAGGTGGTAACGACCAGGCGATCGTGTTTGAGGACACGACCAACTACCTCCTCGCGAAGGTTATCCTCCAGTCTGGTGTTCGTTGCGAGGGCAAGAACCCGGTCGAGGTTGCCAAGCTCCAGCTCAACGGCCAGGACCGCTTCACGGAGCGTGAGGGACGCTACTTCTCCCGCGTGCAGCCCTACCAGCACCACACCCGCACCCCGACTCAGGGTATCAACGTGTATTCCTTCGCGCTCAAGCCCGAGGAGCACCAGCCCAGCGGCACCTGCAACTTCTCCCGTATCGACAAGGCGACCCTGCAGCTCACGGTCAGTGTCAACACGGTGCGCTCTGGACGCACTGCCCAGGTGCGCGTCTATGCAGTCAACTACAACGTGCTCCGCGTGATGAGCGGCATGGGTGGTCTTGCATACAGCAACTAAACACCAAAACCAAAAACGACAAGAAAACCCAAAAAAACCAAAAACAAAATGCGCGTCAAGCTTGACGTGGATTTTGTACTGGTAGAAGCAATGCGAGCAAGCCCTATCTACGCATCTCTAGAAGCCTTATTAACAAACATTTCAATCAACTCGCGTGGAGTTGAGATAGGAGGACCATCAAAATCAAACCCACTGTATGTAAATTCTGCATCCATTGACAATGTTGTTTTCTCTAAGACTACAATCTGGGAGAATCATACAGATACTTTCAACTACTATCCCGGAAAATCAGGGCGTGTCATTATCAGCGAGGCCGTTGATATTTCGACTGTAAACGATGCTACTTATGACTTTGTATTCGGTTCGCATTGTCTAGAACACATTGTAAATCCTCTGAAAGCATTATTTGAATGGTCACGAATCATCAAAGAAGGAGGGTATATGGTGGTGATACTCCCAGAGCGATCCGAATGTTTTGATCACAGGCGGAGTATATCTTCATTCTCAACAATCCTATCACAGTATGAGAAAGGCGTAGGCGAAGATGATCTCTCTACATTACCCGAGATACTGGAAAACCACGACTTGAGCATGGATTTATGTGCAGGTACATTTGAACAGTTCAAGAAAAGGAGCCTGGATAACTTCACTAATCGGTGTTTACATCACTACGTATATAGCCCGGACCTGTTGAAGGAAATGTGTGCATTTATCAAGTTTGAGTTTGTGTACACCGAAACAAGGGGATTAGATATTTGGTTTGTTGCAAGGAAGCCATCGCTTTTGCATGTATAAAAACAACGCCAGATTTGAAGTGTCTATGATGATCCGTAGACCAATTCTACATATTTCTTTTCATATTCAATGTAGTTAGGTATTTCGTTATACATGAAGTGCATCGCAGTTCCGCGACGAATTACAACCATAGCAAGGTTGTTCATATCCCGCCACCTATTCAAAGGGACTTCATCATACCCATCCACAAACAACTCAGTCTTCAACAGAATATGCCTATACGTATCTGTTCGTATACAAAAGATGCTATCGCAAAAATAGGGTGATGTGCTATCATACGTTAATGAATACGAATCTGAGTTGAGAATTTGATCCTTATATTTGCAGACGATGTTGTTCAATTCAACCAATGCATGTTCATTAACTCGGATTGGGTGTATTCCTTTGTAATAATGTTGAATGGCTTTGATACCAGTATAGAAGTCACTAGAACTCCATTCATTTGCATCTACAGTGTATTTATTGAGAGAACGAAAGTCTACGTCCCATTTGGTTTCAAACAGATGTGCTTTGAACAACGTATACATGTGCTGTTTCTCATCTGGTGTTAGATAGTCTTCAATAAAGTAATCGCAGCCGGGTATTCCAGATGTGATCGTTGGAGTAAGAAGTAGATTGGTATCATCTTGTAAAATTGATCTATTTTCAAACATATAATCGTAAACAGATGAGCCCATAAGAATATCATTATCGTGCTTGATAATGTATGGAATTTCATTACACTGTGCAAAATCAAGTGTAAAGTAAATCTTACTCATATAATTGTTAAAAGGGTCAAACTGTTTGACAGTGTGTGATATCTTTGAGCTTTGCAGGATCTCATTGTAAAATTCAGTATCGTCGGTATGGGTAAGTACGAGCAAATGAACAGCATCCACGTACTTAGATTCATTGATTGACTTCACGGTATGCTTGAATGTATGTTGTCGACGTTCCTCTGCCAAGTACATAATGCAGATATCGTGTTTAGGCTTGTAAAGACAACTAACAAACTTTTCTTCGTATTCTGGTGTAGATGTAAATTTATCAAGTTCGCGATTAAAGTACATATTAAGTTTCTTGTAATGGGGTATGGAGTTTACATTTGGTATTATTACGAATGGCTGTAATAATCAAAACCTAAGTAGAATAGTCGATTCAATTCATGCAATGAGCATTCCAGTGTTTGAAATCATAGTGGTGGGTCCCGCCGAGACGTGTGCCCTTCCAGATGTGTCTTTTATACAGTTTGATGAAAGTCTAAAACCAAATTGGATCACACGTAAGAAAAATATGATTTGTCAGCTAGCAAAGTATGAAAACATTGTCTTATTACATGATTACGTTGTCTTTCATCATGACTGGTATAATGGGTTCCTAAGGTTTGGAAATTCATTTGATGTGTGCATCAACCGAATTTTAAACCAAGATGGAACCAGATTTAGAGACTATACACTCTTCCCATTCTATATGCAGTCAATAGACACTAAGTTTTCTACACAGTGTCTATTGCCATATAACTTTAAGCTAACACCGATAACGGCTAAGCTCTCGTATATATCGGGTAGTTATTACGTGGTAAAGAAGCACATTGCACTTCAGTATCCGCTTGATGAAACAAAGTCATGGGGTGAAGGTGAAGATGTTGAATTCTCAT